AAAGCAGGCAACATCTACCACTCGGTCACCAGCATTCTCAGCGCCACCGCCGATAAGTCCGGCCTTGAAGGCTGGGCCCGCCGCCAAGAGTTCCTCTACGGCCCTGGAGCGGCCGAGCAAGACCGCAGCACAGCAGCGACACGCGGCAACCAGACACATAACCAAGCTGAGTTTTTACTGAAGACCACCAACAAAGTCGCTCGGGCTGTCTGCAACAAGCGCGGCGGTCTGAAACTTGACTCCCATGGCCTGCCCCACATACCCTCACCCGTATTCAAATGGGCGATGGGACAGACCCTGCCGAGCATCCCGCCAGTGTCTCTCAGCGCAAAAGGCTATGCCCGCTGTCTTGTTGACTGGATCGCCGAGTACGTAACCCAATGCCACGCCTCTGAGTTTTCGATTTACCACCCGGCTGGCTTCGCCGGCACCGCTGACGCCCTGCTGTCCGTATCACCGAAGCTGTTGGAGCAGTGCGAAGCCCCGCGCTCTTTGATTGGTGCGCCCCTGATCATCGACTTCAAAACCTCAGCCAACCGCCGAAGCGAAGCAATGCTGGCTGATTACCGTTTGCAGCTTGGCGCCTACTCCCTAGGCCTTACCCATTTGACGGGCCTCAAAATACAAGGAGCATTCATCGTCGTGGCTCGCCGCGTTGGCTCGGTCGATCTGACATTCATGGACGACATTGCCTTAGCCCAAGCTGAGGACGGCTACCTGGAGCGCTGCAGAATATTTTATGAAGCCATTCAGGGGGTAGGGCCCTAAAACGCATTCAGGGGCCTTGTAGGCGCTTCTAGGGCCCATTCAAGGCATTCATGGCTGCCACCCATGCCACCCCTACCGCTCTGCCCTGGTGCGCTTGCGAGCGATGCAGTTTCTGCATTGGTGCGGGGCTGCTGCTGCTGCTGCTGCTGCTGGCGCTGCGGATCGGCTGAGCCACCAGCGCGCACCGCTGAGAACCGGAACGATAATCGTTCTCAACCGCAGGGCACAAAGAAGGCCAGCCGGTGGGGCTGGCCAGGGTGGGAGCCTATAGGAGCTGAAGAATGGCCAGGGCTCCTAGGAGTGCTAGGAGGATTGTCTGGCGCTGCTGCAGGGTTTCGATCTGGCCTTGCTGCTGATCTGTAAGCTCAACGGCGGCCGTGATGATGTCGGCCTTGCTGGAGCGTTCGGTGATTGTCTGCATGGTGCGGTCGGCTGGTGTGCCTGGGGTGATTGGGTGGGCTGGTGTGCCCACGTCCTATTGTCGCCTCTAGACTGCGAGTCTAGCGTGATTGTCGCAACTCTTAACATTCGCAAGCGGCTGGCACTGCACCAAGAAAAAGCCGCCCACATGGGGCGGCATTTGGAAATGACACATAAGCGACACATAGCACGGCTCAGAACGGCAGATCCTCTGCGGCGCTGGTGCGCTGGTGCCGTAGCCGTAGCCGCTTGGGGGCCGCCGACTCGATGGCACGCCGGAACTGAGCCAGTGCTGACGCGTGCGCTTTTGTGGCGCGGATCGCTAGGCCTGGGTCGTTCTCCACCATCGCTCTTCCCGCGAGGAGTTCGAGGCGATACAAACCAAGCATGGCTTGGCAATCCAAGGCGTGGCCGGTGGCAGGTTCGCACAATTCGAGCGCCGCAACCCTTACCGATCTCTGCGCCGTTCTCAGGCTGACGCCGTAGCGTTCTGCGATCAGCTGGGAGGCGATCGCAGTGCCGGTGCCGGAGGCTAACAGCTCCAAGGCTGCAGCCTCTCGCTCGGTCAGCTCGGCCTCAGTGGCGCGTGGGGTTTTATCAGTCGGCATGAATCACCCCCTCTTCATCGGCCCAGCAGTGCAGTTCTCCGAAGCTCTCAGCCAGTGCCGTTAGGCGCCGGTTCCAAGGTTCAGCCCATCGGCCGGAATCCCAGAAGCCCGTGCCATGGCCATTACGGGTCAGGATGAAGTCATGCGCCGCAGCGTTCCAAGGGTCACCCTCGCAATCGGGGTGCAGCATGGCCGCCAAGTGCTGCTCAGGGTCAAACCCCAAATCCAGCGCCGCATCCTGAAACTCTGCCCAGTCGGCACTGACACGGGCCCGCAGTTCCGCACTGGGCCGGAACTGGGCATCATCTAATGGGGTGCCATCGTCTGCCGTCTCACTCCAAAGGAAAGCGATCAGCGCATGGTCCGCAGTGGTGGCCATGGCTCAAACCTCTGCAGAAGATGGGACGGCAAGTTTCCAGCTCCGAAGCTCCGAAGCTGAGACGTTGATACGGGGGGCCATGGCTGCAGCAGGCCTCAACCCTGGGGGCACGGCATGGCAGCCTTTGTACCCTTCTTCATAAAAAGCAACGGCACACCCCAGCTCATTTAGGATCAGGTATGCCCTACGGGGGTTGCCGTTGCGGTCATTAGGTGCTGCTAGGTGAATTGCAAGTTTCATGGTGTTAGGTGCAATTGGTTGTGATCGGTCAGACTGCATTAAGCCCGAGCCATGCCCGGACTCGGTTGATGCGCGCATAGGTAGCAGCGGCGCCGTAGCGGTTGAAATAGGCCGCCTGGGCCGTGCCATGGCTCGAATAGCGGGGTGCTGCCCATTGCCAAAGGGCCATAGCTTGCTGACGCTGTCGGCCTTGGAGCTGACTGGTGATCTGATCCCAGGAAAGGCCCAGATACTGACGGGCTGATTGCGGGCCCATAGGTTGCGGGATGGTGGATTGTGGGTAGGGTTGTTGTGGGATGGTCTACCTCTATTCTTTAAGGTACGTAACCGCAGCAGGATCAAACCGCCCTAGAACTGCTTGGATCTTCTCCCAGTGGATCGGTTTGCGGCATACCGGCAAGCCGTGCTCCCAGCCGGTAGCACACCAGCCGGTAGCGCTACCACTGGATCGCTCGAACGTTACAGACTGGCCGGCGATCAGGATGCGTTGGTAGGCCATCACACCCCCTCGTTCGCTGACTCGATCGCAGCCTCTTCTGACTCGAACGGACCTACTGGTTCCCCATCGGGCAGGCAACCAGGGAAGCAAGCCCACCAGTACCAACCCACTCGATCGGCTGGCTCTGTGTCATCGGGCAGCCCTAAGGCGTCCCACTCGAACGTCTCAAAGGAGCCGAACGGCTCAGCGTTGGCAGGCTGAAAAGTGTGGTAGGTCATTGGATGGCACGGGTAAGGGCGGGCTGGGTCGGCAGGCAGGATGCGCGGCCACTGGTGCGCCCCGCGTCAAATGCGAGCGCCGCGGCAGCGATCACCAGGGCGGTCACTGCTAGCGCGCTGGTGCGGATGGTGCCGATCATGCGAGCACCTCCGCTTGGATCGCCTCAAGGGTTGCGATTTGGCCGCCAATCTGCAGCCTGAGTCCGTCTGGATCGGTAACAGTGTCGGCGAGATCGCGCACAATGTCGGCCATGTGATCCCACCATGGATGCTGCGAGCTGCCACCAGCTTCGAAGTCTTCGTAGATTCCCCAAAGGGAATCTGTAGCTAGGACTCGGTCGTTCCATAGCAGGCGCACGATGGCGCCAACATACGGGCCGGCCGGCTCGTCTAATTCGGGATCGCCAGGGATCGTCAGGGTCAGGCGCAACTTGCCAGACTGCGCGATTGTCTCGCCAGTGGATCGGGCCAGATCAGGCCCGCGGAATCCGGCCACGGTGGCGCGGAGGGTTTGCAGGTCGGTCATGTTCGGGATGGAGCGAAGCCCACCAGTCGGGGTCTTTCCGCTCTCATCTCACAGTGTAGACGCTATAGGGCGATCCGTCTACCCTTGCCGGCAACCTAGGCTGAGAGTCTGCAGCGTTGGAGCGTAATGAGCGAGCCGGCCGAGAAAAGGAAGCGCGCCGCCTTTACTGCACTGGAGATTGCGGATCAGGTTGACGCTGTGCGCGATTGGCTCGCTCAAGGGTTGCGGCCAAACCAGGTACGGCGACGCTGCGCGGAGGAATGGGGCCTGCAGACTCGCGCCGCTGAGTCGCGGATGCAGCTAGCGCGTCAGCGCATGGTTCAGGATCTTGAGTCCATCGACCGTAAGGAAAAAGCGGCCGAACTACTGGAAGCGGCGGCAGAGATTCTGCAACTGGCACGTGAGACGCGGCAACTTAGCAATGCGCTAGGCGCCTTGGGCTTCATTTCGAAATTGACTAGGCTTTCCGACTGAGCCAGGCGGGCAGCAATGGAGCGAGACAGGTAAGGCGGGCAATGGAGCGTATGCGATGCGCTGCACTCCCTCATCCACAGCAGAGGGGGGCACCCCCCACGCTCACCCTGGCCAGCGTCTCTGCCTATTGGACAGATACGCAACGGCAAACCCTAGTGATAGCAAGGGGTTTTGCTTGTCCACTCTGTCCAGCTGCCACACCCCCCACGGACTCCCCCAGCACCTCCCCCCAGCCAAGCGAGCGGCCTAGAAGTGGTGATACCCGCTGCTCTCTGAACAACCCAAAAATCACACTACAATCACACAGTAATACCCAGGTAACCCCCTCCCCCAGTCCCCACCCCCGTCTCGGGCTGCGCCCTCGACAAAAGCCCCGCCCCCGCCCCCAGTAGACTGCTAGGCAACACGCAAGTACCGCCGCATGTCCCTGCTGGCACGAATCCCCGCAGGCGGCTGCCTAACACCCCCCACTGGAACGGGCACAAACTGCACCGAGTCCTACGAGTCGCTTCGCGACAGGATCCTTAAGTCACTGCTGCCATCGCAACGCGATTTCTGCACCGACACAGACACCAAAATCCTGGGATTCTGCGCGGGCTTCGGCGCTGGTAAGACCCGCGCTCTCGCCGCAAAAGCCGTCCTCCTGGCAATGGATAACCCTGGAACGGTAATGGCCGTCTTCGAACCCACGAACATCATGATTCGTGACGTCTGGATGCGCGCCTTCGACGACTTCCTCGAAGAATTCGACATACCCCACAACTTCCGCGTCTCACCACAACCGGAGTACATAATTCACACCCCCAGCGGCACAACAACGTTGCTCTGTCGAGCAACAGAGACGTTTAACCGTATTCGGGGTCAAACATTATCCGCCGTTCTGGCGGATGAAATCGACACCTCCCCCCACGACGTCGCCCAAAAAGCCTCCGAAATGATGCTCGCCCGCCTCCGCGGCGGAACGAAACCCCAACTCGCCGTCGCCAGCACCCCCGAAGGCTTCCGCTGGATGTACTCCACCTTCATCGAAAACCCCGCCCCCGACCGCCGCCTCATCAAGGCCAAAACCACCGACAACCCCCACCTCCCCCCAGGCTTCGTGGAGTCGCTATATGCGAACTACCCCCCACAGCTAATTGCCTCGTACATCAACGGCGAATTCACCAACCTCGCCAACACCACCGTCTACCCCTACTTCCAGCGCGACCTCCACTGGTGCGACACCACGCCCGACGAGGACGACCGCCTCTTCATCGGCATCGACTTCAACGTCGGCGCCTGCTTCCTTGAAGTCCTCGTCCGCCGCGGCCCCGAATTCCACTTCATCGCCGAACACACCGCCAAAGACACCCCCGCCCTCGTCCGCCTCATCCAATCCACCTACCCCACCCAACTGGAACGCGACAACATCGTCGTCATCCCCGACGCCGCCTCCCGCCACCGCTCCACCGCCAACGCCGCCGAATCCGACCTCGCCCTCCTCAAGCGCGGCGGCTTCTCGGTCAAAAACCAACTCTCCAACCCCGCCATCGAAGACCGCGTCAACGCCATCAACGTCCTCCTCCTCGCCAACCGCCTCCGCGTTTCCAACAAATGCAAATACCTCATCCGCTCGCTCGAAACCCAGGCTTATGACTCGGGCGGCAAACCAGAAAAAGGCCGCGGTGGCATTGACGACAAATCCGGCCCCGTAGACGCCGCCGGCTACGCCATCCACGCTCTTGCCGGCCTCCGCCGCTACGCCACCGGCGGCTCCAACTACACTGTCTACTAGCGGCCCCCGCCCCATGCCCCTCAAACGCGGCACCAGCTCCAAAACCATCTCCTCGAACGTCCGCAAACTCATGGACGAGGGCTACAGCCAAAAGCAAGCCGTCGCCATAGCATTAGGCAAAGCGGGCAAAAAGAAACCCACCCGCAGTAAATAGTAATGGCTAAGCCCGGCCTCTACGCCAACATCAACGCCAAGCGCAAGCGCATCGCCGCTGGCTCGGGCGAAAAAATGCGCCGCCCCGGCTCCGAAGGCGCCCCAACAGATGCCGCCTTCAAGAAGTCCGCAAAGACGGCCAAGCGAGCTAAAGCTCGCAAAAAGAAGTAGGACTGGATCGTGGCCATCATCTACCGCGGCGAACGCTTTGAGGGCTACAACAAGCCCAAGCGCACCCCCTCCCACCCCGACAAAAGCCACGCCGTCCTCGCCAAGGAAGGCGAAACCGTCAAGCTGATCCGCTTCGGCCAGCAAGGCGTCTCTGGCTCGCCCCAACGCGACAACGAGTCGGACGCCGCCCGCAAGCGCCGCGCCGCCTTCAAAGCCCGCCACGCCGACAACATCGCCAAAGGCAAAATGTCAGCCGCCTACTGGGCCAACAAAGTCAAATGGTAACTACACCACCGGCAACCTAGGATATAAGAGTATTCCACTGGCTCGTGAGCGACAACAGTAGCTACCCGATCGCTGCGGCCACCCCCAACCGCCCCGCCTACACCCTCCCCCTCCCGCCCGGTGTCAACGACACCGACCCCTCCAAGCGCACCCAACTCGTCCAGTCCATGGAGCCCGCCTGGGACCCCGTGGACGTCTGCGTCGGCGGCACCGCCGAGCTACGAACGCGTTCAAGGGACTTCATTCCGCAGGAACCCCGCGAAGACGACGCCGCCTACAACCGCCGCATCTTCCACGCCACGCTGCCGCCGTTTTTGACGCGACTTGCCTCCCAAGCCGCCGGCGTCATCCTCCGCAAAGGCATCGACATCCAAGGCGACGACTACTGGCTCGACTGGTCCCAAAACGTCACCGGCGACGGCACCACCCTCAACGAATACGCCCGCCGCCAACTCATCACCGCCATCCTCTACGGCCACAGCAGCTCGATCGTCGATTTCTCAGCGTCTGCGACACCTCGAAACTTGGCAGAGGAGCGTGCGTTAGCACGCAAGCCCTACCTCGTCCCCATCCACCCCCGCCAAATCCTCGGCTGGCGCACGTCCAACGACAGCTGGTCGAGCGAGCTATCGCAGGTACGCATCCGCGAAACCGTCGTCCTCCCCGCCGGCCGCTACGGCGAAGAACTGACCGACCAAATCCGCGTCTTAGAGCCCGGCCGCTACGAACTCTGGCGCCCCAACACCCCCCGCACCAACCTCCCCACCGGCGTCCAGCTTCCCGGCCCCACCGCCTGGGAAATCTACGAAGACGGCACCACCACCCTCGATCGCATCCCCCTCGTCACGGTCTACAGCAGCCGCCTCGGAAACCTTTTGAGCAAGCCGCCCCTCCTCGAAGTGGCGCAGCTGAACATCGCCTACGCCCAGCGCTTCTGCGACTTCCACCACTCGATCCACGTCGGCGCCTCCCCCATCCTCGTCCTCCGCGGCTTCGACCCCGACTCCGACAGTCCTATCGGCCTCTCGGTCAACAGCGCCCTGCTCCTGCCGCCCGACGGTGGCGCGGAATACGTCGAACCCACCAGCGACGCCTTCGACGCCCAACTCAAGTGCCTCGCCGCCCTTGAAGACCAAATCTCCC